TTAATTCTGTTGGTCTGGCCGCTGCGGCAAATAGAAGTCTAGTCGAGTCGCGTGCATGTCGATCTCGTACGCATCGGCAAGACCTTTGGCTGCGCCCTGCAGCAACCCTGCCAACTTCTTCACCACGTCGTCGATCTCGAATCCGCGGTGTGCGTAGTCATAGACGGTGTCGAGCAGCTGATGGGCGCAGCCGATGCGGTGCAAAATATTCTCGATGTCCCTCGGGACAATATCGACCGCAGCATCAAGGATGGCGTCGGCGGTCGCGAAGCCTATATCTCTGGTCGCTTCGCAGCCTGCCGCGTCGGCTTTATCGATTTTAGCGACGGTCTCGCGGAAGAGCGGGAAAAGATCCGGACGCAAGTCCATGACGCTTGCTTGCAATCTGTTAACTAGGATCTGCGTCATTTCGGTGCCCTCGTTGTGTGAGGCGATGACCACAACAAAGCACGCTCGCGCCAATTCTGTCAACAGAAAAGTCCGCGAAGCTGAGACAATAACACCTACGTCAAGATATCTACGTGCATTCTACAAATTTGTCAAGCGGCTTTGTTGCTGGCCACTGTTAGCCAGCCGCGCCCTGGCGTGCGCTTTCGCGATCGGCTTGACAAATTTGTAACCTGAGCAAGCAAATGAAAACGTAGATCCATATGAGAAGTGGATGCGAGAGCACACGGACGATTAGGTTGTCGCAACCTGTGAATTCAAACACGCCACCTCGACATCGCCCCAGAGTAGTGAGATCGTAACGGAGTTATTCGGCGAATCGCGGCGAGCGTATATGAGCGACGAGGGCAATAAGAAGTTTCCTGAAGGTCGCAAGGGCGGCAAGTATATGCGTGGGGAGCTGAACGCTGCCGGCGGCCTTATACCATTTGCGGGAGGGCTTATTTCAGCTGCAGCAGGTGCGTGGGGAGAGCACGAACAAGAACGCGCCAACGATTTTTTCCGTCATTGGATCGAAATGCTGCGCGCAGAAATGGGCGAAAAAGAGAAAACAATACTTGAGATCATGCAGCGTCTTGATCTTCATGACGAAAAGATTGCTGGGCGCATTCAGTCTCCGGAGTTTCAATCTCTGCTTCGAAAGTCATTCCGCGACTGGGCTGGTGCGGAAAGCGAGGACAAGCGCAGCTTTGTCCGTAATCTCCTTGCCAATGCGGCGTCGTCGACAGTTTGCAGCGACGACGTCATCCGCCTGTTTATGGATTGGATTAAGAATTTCTCGGAACTGCACCTAGCCGTTATCGGGAAGGTTTATAACCAAAATGGGATCACTAGAGGTGGTATTTGGAGCGCCCTAGGTCGCGCTCCAGTCAGGGAAGATTCGCCCGAAGCCGACCTATTTAAACTTTTGATACGTGATCTGTCGACTGGCGGAATTATCCGGCAGCACCGAGAAGTCGACTATAACGGCAACTTCATTAAGAACACATCCCGTCCCACCGGGATGAGCCGGGGCGGGAGCAACGTTCATAAATCGGCATTCGACGACAACGAGTCGTACGAGTTAACCGCCCTCGGAGACCAGTTCGTTCACTACGCGATGACAGATATACCGATTAAGATCGAATACAAAGCGCACTCGTCTGACGAGGCTGGCCACAACCTGTGAATATATTTACGGGGTCTCGACTTCGCGCCTGCGTAGTGCCAGCATTTGAAGACGGTCAGAATCACAGGAGTTAGATCGATGTCGACTTCAACTGCGAAAATTGAAAAAGGGTGGGTTGTGCAACTGAAGTCTGGCGGTCCACTGATGACCGTGACAGAGGTTGATCCCGACGAAGACGGCGGCGCCGTCCATTGCCAGTGGTTCGGTGACAAGAACAAGCTAGAATATTCGTCGTTCGCTCCGTTCGCTCTCACAATCATTGACCAGTCCTAAGTTGCCGCCGAATGCGGATATCTCTAGGGCGGATCTGCAGATCATCCTGCGTCGGGCTGCGCTCCGGCTGGCACTCTGCGCACCTCTTGCCATAGCGGCGAGCTGCAATGACGGCGGCAGCCAATATGCGCTCTATCGAAACAGCGCACTGGACGCAAATATGCGCGTGCATGTCGCATCGTTCGACAGTTCAGATGGCGATGCTTACAACTCCGAGAACTGTCAAATCGCCGCAGGTCTCTTTGCCGCTCAGCCAGGAGTTCGGGTTAGGTACTGGTGCGAGAAGGGCCGCTTTCGAAAATAGAACAAAATACCCAGTGCATAAACATGTGGATTAAAGGCCGCCTATGCGCACGGGATCAATGATTTGCGTCATAGTGCAACCGCCGCCAAGGAAACGACTGTGCCTGGAAAACACAAAGACGTCGTCCCTCAGCGGCTGGAGCTGTACCCGCAAAGGAGGGGGATGGTTAGGGCCGTTCCCCTCCGGATCCGGTAAAGCTACCGTGCAATATGTACGGCGGTTGCGCAACATGCAACGTGTCAGACGTTTCAGTCGTCAACAGATTGGTGAAACCATCAACGCAATGTGATCCCGCCTACTGCCTCAGGAGCACCACCATGCCAAGCCTCGCACAAATGAACGGTTCGCTACACCTTCACAACTTCTATATCGATAAGCTCAAGGCCAGGCAGGAACAGCTTTTCGGCAGCGATCCTGACCTGGCACAGCTGCTTGACAATGTTGCCGAGGTCCTGTCGGAGCACGCCGTGGTTTTGGCCGAGGATATTGCCGACAGGGAAGATGACGATCAATGAATGGCGGTATGCCATTGGTTCTGGGCGCCGCCATAGGGATCGGCATTGGCGCGGCCGTCGGAAAAATGATCTTTGATGACTTGGTGATCGGGGTCACGTTCGGCGCTGCCCTGGGCGTCAGCGTCGGTGCCTTCGTCAAAAGCAGGTAAGCTCACCTTGCCACCCCAATCACGCATTCTGACGATGTCCACAAAACGTGTTCGGCTTACGCTCGACGCCTATGCACCCGCTGGGTAAAAGGCGCGCAGAGGTGACGCATGACCGATTCAAAAGACCAGGACAAGAATGACGAACCGCAAAAGCGGCCCCCGCTTCCCAAAGGCATCAAGCTCTTCGATCCATGGGAGGAAGAATTCCGCCGGACGTACAAGGACGACAAGTCCTTCGATTTCTGAAGGCATTATTCTTGACTCTGCGGTGCAATCGCCGAAATATTGGAAGGTAAAAACCGTTCCGAGCGATTAACATGGCAAATTACATCGAAACACAGCGGTTCCACTGTTCTAACGCAGCAGGCCGAGATTATACCGTTATTGAGCAAATGCGGGCACCTCGTTTCTCAGCAACCCCACGAGTGGACTACGTCACCGAAGACGGCGACGTCGCCGAGCGTCTCGATGACGGAACTTTTCTGCTCCTTCTTTCGAACGAAGTTATCCGCGTTTCTTAGTCTGTTGCAGACAAATGGGCCAATATTGGTGGGCCTCGCGACCCGCGTTCTGTTTATCCAACAACCTCTGTGCGCTGGCCGTGTAGGTAGCATCGCTTCTGATTTAGCGTCTTGTAGCGCACGGCGATGTCGTCGCCAGCCGGTTGGCCCGTCACCGACACGATGTTGGTCTCAAAGAATGTCTTCGGACCAAGCGCCTTAAGCTGCGTCATCGTTGCGGCCGTCCAGTTCGTGCCACCGTTCCGACTTACCTCGACCGTCACATCGGTGTTAAGCGTCAGGGCGTCCAGCGCCTCGATGATGCCGGATACCTTCAGCTGCGTCGGCGCGAAATCGGTGAATTCGAAAGGCGCTGTCACAAGGATGATGTTCTGCAGCGTCGACGGTTGTTCGATGTCGATTGCCTCTAGCCACAGTAAATCGTTCGCCGATGCGGTGTAGCCGCTTGCAACGGTCGTCGCGGCCTCGGCTGAAGCGGCCTTTCTGTAGAACGTAAAATCGCTGCTGGTCACACCGCTGACGCGCCCTAGCGTCCCGCCTGTGGTGCATTGGCCAGCAACGAGGAACGGCGAGCCAGACGTCACGGCATAAGTCATCCAGTCCGACCACTCGACCTCGTTGGCAGAAAGCGTCAGCGTCGCAGATCCACCGCCAAAGGTGACTGGGATTTGGTTGCCCGAGAAGGATGCGCCACTGCTGGCATGGCCAGCATAGACGGCTGAGAACGTGGCTCCGGATGGTCCACCCTTGAACCGGATGCGGAATTTTGTTCCGCTCTTATTGATGCGCGCTGCTTCGAAGCGTTGACGCACCGTGTATCCGGTCCAGCCTCCAGCGCTGGATGGTAAGGGGCCGATGTCCCATAGGCTCACCTGCTGCACAGGGCTTCCGGAATTCATCACGCGGCCATTTGCCGTATCCAGCACGTAGCCTGACGAGTCGGCGGCATCGATACCGGCCGCGCCACCAAAGCCATCTGCCAAACCGTTCGCCATGAACACAGGCTGGCCAATGGCACGAGACGAATGGATGGCGGGAAGCGTCGCGCCGTCAATGGTGATCCTGTCGCGCAAGTCGGCAGACAGTTTGGCGTCGCTGATCCCCCCATCTACGACGGTATTGAGCGGCAGCGCCTCAAAAGCTGTCCCTGTCCACGAGAAGAAAGATTTCGAGCCAGTATTAAAATAAATGGCACCCTCTTGCAGAGGATTGCCATTCGGATCGGCGGTTGGCGCCGTTGCGTAGGAGCCCAGATACTGCGACTGAAAGTCGCCAAAGATTGTTTCCATGGCGGCCTGTATCGCCGCTGAAGCCTGGTCACTCGCAAGACGGAAGGTCGTTCCTTCTTGCTTGCCGATCAGGATGGAGCCACTAATAATGCCTCCAACGACCGGGTTGCCGCCAGAGTTCGTCTTGATCGTGAGGGGCGACCCACCATTGAAACTTACCGTTACCGGAGAGCCAGTGTTGGTGGTTGAAACCGTCAGCCAAACCTGAGACGTAGCAGAGATCGGCTGAGATGACGTTGCCTGAATGGCATTTGGCGTGCCAGTCCCCGCGTCTTCCGCGATAATCACGGAATACGGCAGATCCGCCACCCTCGTCCAAGATCCGGTGCCAGATGCGCCGACCTTGCGATAGATACCGTTGAATTCAACGGTGTCGTCCTGCAAAACCCAAGCGCTATCATTTTCGGCATGCTGCAGATCCGCAAAAAGCTGCGCTCTGGTCAGATAGACGCCGCCGCCTGACGTGCCAATCGCCGTGACAAAGCTTTCGAGCCAGGCGGCCCAAGCGCGCGCCTCTGATTTCTTGAGCTGTTTGACGCCCGACGACGGGTCGCCATTGACGTTGTAGTTTGACCAGACAACTGCGCCGGTCGGTGCTGTTAACGGCATGCGGTCTCCATAACAAAAAGCCCGCGCGGTAGCGGGCTGCGATTGAACCTAGGGGTGGTGTGGACTACGCGTCAGACTGCAAACAGCGACAAATCGCTAAGATCCGCGTCTTCGTAAGAGCTTCGGCCAGAGGCGCCTTGGATGGCACGACCGGACGCGATAATGGCCGCAACGGCTGGGTCGATTTTATCGATCGAGCGTTCTTTGACCGGTCGTCGGTTGCCGCTGGCATCGGTGTAGAGCACGACGTTACCGACCGCCCACCGCAACAGCGGATTGCCGCCGTGAACGAATTTTCGGTCGAACATGGTGGCTTCAAAGTCGATCACGGGCCGCGCAAACGTTGAGATATTCTGCGGAAACTCGGCGACCGGCATGCCTTCGTCTTCCAGGCTCTTCATGACGTCCTGAGCGTGCCACCTGTCGAACGCTACTTCCTCGACTTGGAAGCGCTCCGCGAGGCCGCGGATGTAATCCTCAACGACAGCAAGATCGATCGTGTCGCCAGGCGTGGCCGTAAGCCATCCCTGATCTCGCCACAGCGGGTACGGAACGCCATCGGTGCGCCTTCGAATTGCCCCTTCTGGGCAAAAGGTTTGAACGTGGAGCGCAATCCGCCCGTCATCCATGGGAATGGATAGGGCCACGGCGCAGAGGTCGATTCGCTTAGCAAGGTCCACGCCAATCCACGCTGGACGCCCCTCAAGAGCCGAAAGGTCCAATTCCCCGGCGTTTTCATCCCAGATATCGAGTGACCACTCGGGATTTGCCGCGCCATCGAGCCAAACGTTGAGGTGAAGCTGCCGGAACATCTCCCGATCGGCCGGCCGGTGCTCGGCTTCCCGCACCATCTGCCGCATGCCGTCGATGTCCGGATAGGGCGGAGTGCAGCTCAGGCCGGGGTTTACGCGACGCCAAACAGCCTCGTCGCGCCAGTCCTCGTCTTTTTCGGCTTCGAATAGGATCGGCAGAAAGGCATCGTCTTCGATCTGGCCGCAGGCTACTGCTTTGGCATACCGATACATTTCATAGGCGATGTTCTCATGACCGATGCCGGCCGTGGTGGTAACCACAAGCAAGCTGCCCGGCGTCTTCACCAGGCCCGTCTTGATGGCATCCCATAAGTCACGTTTTTTCCAGGCATGGAGCTCGTCGACCAGCGCGAAGACTGGCGTGCGTCCGTGCGCCGTCGCAGCATCTGCGGACATTGCCCGATAGTGGGCACTGCTCTTTCGGTGAGTGATGCGGTTCTTGGTGTCCTGAATCTGGAAGGCTTCATCGAGCCGCGGGTGGGCGCTGATAACGCCCTTCATTTCTTCCAGAGCAATACGAGCCTGGTCGCGGTCGACGGCCGCTGACACCACCTGTGAGCCAGGGATACGTTCCGGACCGAGATGCAGCATTGCCAACGCCGCGCCAAGTGTGGTCTTGCGGTTCCCGCGGGGGATGAGCGCGAAAACAGTCTTGATGCGCCGCGTGCCGTCCGGCCTTGTGTCGCCGTAAACTTTGCGGATTATCCGCTCTTGCCATCTGTCCAGTTGGAACGCGCGTCCTGGCGCGGTGGATTTCGGATGGCGGAGGGCCTTAAGAAAGGCAACAGCACGCTCGCCCTTGCCGTGAGGGTCGGGAAGGCGGCTATCGTCGAAGACCCAGGCTGGATAGCTAGATATCGCCGAGGGCGTCGTCATCGTCATTGCCGGCGGCGCCTCCCTTGTTCTTTGTGCGGCTGGCCGGCGTCAAGCCGAGCTCTGCGGCCAGCCTGCGAGAGGCTTCGACGGCTTCTTTGACTAGGGTTGTTGCGGGGTGGCGCTTGAGCTCACCGGTCGGCGAGACATATGTCGGGCCATCCTTGGACACGATCGCCTCGGCCGTCCGCATGTTCGCTACCGCCAGGCAGTAGGCTTCGACCGTGCCAAGTTCGTGGGCTGCAATTTTTCGGTCGACGACGAGCTGCGGCATGACGCGCCGCCATTCTGCTTTGGCATGCGAAGGAAGCCAGGACGGCGGGTTCGGAGCGACAGAAAGCGCGCCGTCGAGGGCGGTCACGACCGCTTTTCGTCCACGGGCCATCGGTCACTCCCACGCATAGGAGCGGCGCTCCCGCACCACGTCCCAAACGGAGAACAGCGCTTCAAAAAGGTTCTCCCCAGTCGCCTCGCGATTTTCGTACCAGTGGCCAACGAGCCCCAGGACCGCCTGTTTTATGTCGTCTGGCACAGTCGGGAACTCGGTTTCGATTTCATAGCCGAGCAGGGACTCAAGATGGGCCTGCGCGGCCTCGATCTTGCCCTCTATAAGCGTGTCGTCGTCGTTGAAAGTGATGTTTAGGTGCGCCTTCGCGGCGACCAGATCGATGATAGCCATGGGCTGAAATTCCTATTTAGGATGAATACAGAAGAACGGACCCACGCTGGTCCCGGCCGAATGGTGGGAAATTGACGACCCACCCGAGGTTGTGCGAGGTTGCCGTGCAATGGAGTGCGAGGAATGGCTGCCTACGATGAAGCATATGAACGCGCTTACGAAGCGTTAGACAGTGCCCTACTGATCATTGGCCGAGCAGTGCCCCGCCCATCAGTCGCCCGGACCGTGACGGGCGAAGCCTACCGGTACAAGGAGCAGTCTCCACAGCAAGCATTGGTTCTAAAGTGCGTCCGAATGCTCAGCGCGCTCCAAGCGTTAAAAGTACTTCTAAATCATCGATTGGTGCTGGATGCCGGATCGATGATGCGCATCTCTGACGAGATCGGGCACGACATAATGTTCATTGCTGGACCAATTTTGTTTAGTCGTCCGCCTGAGGCGCGTCACAAGCAGTTCCTGGATGAGTTTTTCCAGGAGGAGTTCGGGGCGAGGAACCCTTTGCTCTCGCGAAATAAGCGGGACCGCGTAAGCCGTAGACACATAAGGGCTTACAACGCCAGAACATATTCGGCGCCCGACGGCGACACGAGCAAGGCGGTGCATGTAACGGAGCTCATTGATGGCGTGTTTTCTGGCTTCATACACGGCGCAGGTGCTCACATAATGGACTCCTTCGATGGATTAGACTTTCAGACTGACCTGAGTCCCGGCAGTCATCCGCTCGTAGCTATGGAGGATCAGATCTGCCAATACATTCAGAGGACCATTATGGCTTTTTGTTTCAGTGCCATGGCAATCGGTCGGCAAGACGTATTCGACGTGCTTTATAGGCTCAATGGCGACTTATTCGATGAGTATGGCGAGCTTTTAGGCGCATCTAGCGGCCAAAACCGCCCTCGCTCTTAATAGCTTTCCGTCTGTTGCAGGTGTCGTGGTAAGGCTGCCAGTTGCTGCGCGACCAGAACAGCTTCTTGTCACCCTTCGGCGCGATGACGTGATCGACCATGTTAGCGGGCTGACCGCAGCCGCAGGCGCACAATGGGCTGCCAAGGGCAGCCAGCCACGCCTTGCTTTCCTTCGCCCACTTGCCATCGTAACCGCGGCTAGCAGCGCTGCCTCGAGCCTGATCGTTCTCGCGCTGGCGTGCCGCTGCTCGCTTTGTGGCGCAGTCGCAGCGTGTGCCCTTTGGCACACTGAACCCGCAGGGACAAATGACATTGGGCATAATTGTATCCTCATGATGAAGGCGGCCGGGATCACCCCGACCGCCTAGACGCGGTTACCAGCCGCTGAGCGTAATGATGGTGGAAGAATAGGTTGGCGGGCCACCATCACCTCCAGGCGCCGCTCGCGCCCCACATGCCCCCGCCAGATTGTTAGGCGACCGGTCGGATCGCCGCGCGGCCTAGAACCGCAGCGACACCAGCCGCAATGGACGTGCCAGACGCCTTGGTCAGGACCGGGCGCACATAGCGTTTGAAGCCGTGGTATCCGACCTTGTAGGTGGAACTGGCCGCAAGGGCGGTAGGTGCATTGGACTTGACCTGATCGGCAGCGACGGCTGCGAAGGTGGCGTTATCATCGGAGTCTTCGAGCGAGACGCCGAACACGCCGGAACCGACAATGGCGCCGGTCTGGACGAGAAATGCCAAGCTGCCGAAACCGAGGGTATCGATGCCGGCGCCGTTGACGGAAGCGGACTGTACTGCGGGATCAATCGACGAACGGGCGCCGATATTAGCTGCGATGGAACGCATGTAATTCTCCTAGAAATGGAAGGGCGGCACAGTGGCCGCCCGGATAGTGGGAAAGCTGACGGGCCTTACTAGGCCGGGTTTTTAAGCTTCCGGAACTTCGCAGCCTGAAGCACGGCGCCGCCGACACGACGGGTAGCATGGAAGCGGGTCACGCCATCGGTAGCCCGAATGTACGGGTTCACAAGGATGGACATGCTCACGCGATCGACGATACGGTAGCCGCTGAAATCGCCGAAGATGACGGGAGACTTGTTGGCGCCGATGTCGTCAGCCTCGATCAGCTCGATGACTGGGCGGCCCAAAATAGTTTCAGGCTGGCCTAGAGTTAGGGCCGGCTGCCAGATGTACGAGCCCGTACCGCTTTCCTTCAACTTGCGAACAGCGGCGAGGGTCTTGCTGTTCATTCCCCAGGTGCCGGCAGCACGGTAGGCGGCGGGGAGGTCATAATAAACGTTGATCAGGTCATCCGCGGCAAGAGCGGCAGCCGCAGCCGCAGCATAGGACGTGATCGCCGTGTCGACGAAAAGGCCCTTCGGCATGTTGGAGCCGGTACCCGTGAGGAACGCAGCGGCCTCCTTCTGACCGAAGTCTTCAGCGAGCGCGAGGCGAACTTCCTGCTCTGCGGAGCCGGCCGAGTCAGCAAGCAGCTGATTCGAAATGTCGACGTAGGTGTTGACCTCGTTGACCGGGATTTCAGCCTGACCGAAACTCGGTTCGCTGGACTCCTGCGATTGGGTTTCACCCTTCCACTTCGCATTCGTGACGCCGGTACGGGCCGGGTAAATCACGGAAGGCGAGCCGGTGGAACGGATGCTGGCAACGGCACGGATGGGCGAGTACTGCACCAGGTTGCGAACGAACTCGGTCGACATTTCTGCCGGTGCGAGGTAACCGCCCTGCGGATCGCTGGAAACCGTCAGCGTCTTCAATTCTTCCGGGCCAGCCTTGTCGCCGGTGCGCAGATAGGCTTCGAAGGACTTCTGCTCGGCCGTCGGCTCGTTGTCTGCTTTGCCGGTGATGATGTTCGGGCGGGCGAGCTTCGTTTCGAGCTCGGTAATGCGAGCAACGAGCTTGTTGTCGTTGTCTGCCTTGGCCTTCACCTCAGTAGTGAGCGTCTCAAGAGCCGTTTTGACTTCGACGATCGGATCTTCAGATTCAGACTTGTATTCGAGTTTCAGAGCAGCGCTCATTTGGATTCCTTAATTTTGCGGGTAGTGTCGTTGATGGCGGCGACGAGCTCCAAAAAGCTGGTGGCCTGTTGCTTGACGGCTGAAATGGTCGCCGCTTCATTCATCGCGAAAGTCACGATGGATACCTCGCGAAGTTCGACTTCGTGCAGGAGGCGGGCACCCTGTTTGCGGTCCAGTTCGTCGCGCACCGTCCGATAGCCGATGGAAAGCGAGTCATATGCTCCCGCTTTCATGAGCTCGTAGGTTTCGCGGCCCTTGACCGTTTCAAGAATGAGCCTCCCGGTGGCCTTTAGCCCCTTGGCGTCTTCCTCGAACTTCAGCCAGATGCCTACGGGCTCGCGCGCGTCATGCTGCAGGAGCATCTTCACTTTGCTGGCCGGGTAGGCAGCCAGGGACTTCTTGAAAGCGCCAGGCATGACCACGTCGCGGCCGCGGTCTTTGACACCGAAGACGCTGGCGTAGCCGGTGAACGTGCCATCTTCGGCAATCGCCTTGATGTCGAGCTCGACAAATGTGCCGGGACTATTTGCCATTGGCGGCTTCCTTCGGTGGATTATTGTCGTTAGCGGCTGGTTTCGCCGTGTCGATCGCCGGATTGGCGAACTCGTTACCGCCGTCTCGAGGAGGCATGCCGAGCCAGTCGCGGGCTTCATTCGGGTTTAGAACCCGTGCCGTGATCAGAGTGCTGATGGCCGTAGCGCGGGCCGTCAGATCGGCCTGGCTGGTGTCATCGATGTCGAATGCGAAGCGATATTCTCCGCGCTCTTCATCTGTGAGGAGTGTGCGATTGAAGGCGGCCTCAAGGATCCGTAGCCACGGAATCAACGTGTACTGAATGAATTCCTTCGCCTGCTGTTCTGAGTTTCCCCAAGTATTCCGGGTGAGCTCGAAGAGCATGCCCGGTGGGACCCTGAATGCGCGCGCCACCTCGAGTATCTGGAATGTCCGGCTGGCCGTGAACTCGCCGTCGACGCTGGTTAGCGCCATCTGCTTGTAAACGGCGCCTTCATAGAGCACGGCGGTTTTGCCAGCATTCGCCTTGCCGCTGAACGCCGCCTTCCAGCCGGCCAGCAACGCCTTGACGCCATCAGACCCTAGTTTTTGAGGGGTTTCGATAACCCCGCCAGGGCGGGCGCCGTTCGTCCAAAGGCCATTCGCGTAGCCTTCCATCGCACTGGCCGTGGCGATCGCGTTGCGGGCCATTGATAGTGGGCAACGGGTGAAGGGGCCGCGGACACGCATGACGTTCTTGGCGGATGCGAACTGGCCGCCAATCCGGTATTTGGGTTCGCCGGTCTTGTCGTCCTCGTCGACGCTTATGATGCCGTCTCGATAAACGATCAGTTCCCTTGGCTCGCCGTTGACCTTCGTTACATAGCAAAGCGCGCCTATGTCCTTCGTCAAAGCGCCGGCGACCAGATCGCGGATGAGCTCGAAACCGCTTGTCCAACTGTTAGCCTCGCCGGTTAGGAGCTTCAGCGCCGGATGGTCTTCGACGTCTTCTTCCGCTTCCCCAACCTTGCGCTTCAGCGTCAAATCCAGGCTGGCCGCAGCTTCTGCGATGATGCGCACCGCGGCGGACACGGCGGGAACGGATAGCGCTTCAGCATTCGAAATCGACGTGCCGGCGGGGAGAGCGCCAAACAACTCGAGCAGTTCGGCCGTCGGATCGCCGAGAGATTTCTGCTCGACTGGCGGCGCGGATTTAGTTTGAAACGGCCACAACTGGCGTCTCCTTAAGTTGATCGCACGCAGCGATGATGTCAGCGGCAATCCTGCCGATTGGCAGCACGATCATTGAATGGCTGCCAGACAAGGCAGGCAGCCCCGTCAGCACGCGTCCCGATGTCGATGACACCGACAGGACGGGGACGACAAGAAGCGCGTCATTGGGCGGTGGCGTGGCCAGGTGCTGGAATGCTTGTGCGATGGCGGTGGGCCAATTGCGGCCGGCACGTTCAAGTTCGAACGCAAGCCGTAGGACGGTGATGTCTTTTGCGGAGAACCACCGTCTGCCTTTGCGCTTTTCGGAGTAGAGCGGCGCGAGTGGTTTGGTGCGGTGAAGCACGACGTCGAGAGTTACGGGATGCAGGCCGCTTAATGAGGCGGCTTCGGCGCGCGTTAATACGCGATCCTGCCAGGTCATGGCGGACTCCTTCCAGATGAAAGTTTTTCGATTGGGTAAACAAAAGCCTGCGCACCGTTGCAGGACGCGCCGGCGCGCAGGCTCGATCGACCGGCCACAGAGTCACTCATGCGGCCGGGATGGTATCGCCGCGCGTACATCCGGCGTCGGCAATATGAAAAGCCGCCATCGTGGGCGGCTGGATCGTCTTCACTCTACTCTCTCCGAGATCGGAGAAAGTCAGGTCTTCCTATAAAGATACGCATTAACTGCACACGAAAAGGCACATGGCTGGAAAAAAATCTATCTCACCCGATGGCGACCTGAATGCGCGTAGTGCGACGGTCTCACATATACAGGTGATAAAAAGCTGCTTTCCCTACCTATACAGGTGACAACTTCGCGTTTTGTGGACCCCTTCACCTATAAAGGGTGGCGACTTGCAAAAAACTTCCCTCTCAAGCCTTGGTGACTTGGAACGCCGTGGCGTACGGTCATGCTGCTCTCCGCACTTCTAGTCACTCTCGTGATGGTCAGGTTATAACTTGCTCTCACCTGCCGCTCCAAGAGTCGTCGGATGAGCGAGGAATTTCGTAATATTCTGCGTGGCCGCGGTGCCAGCCAAAACAACCAAACCTCCATAGATAGTGATCATGACCGCCACACCCATCCTTAGAATCAGCAGCACAAGACCGGGCGATGCACTGTCGAATCCCGTCACTTCGTCAAAAACCTCAACGACGACGCGGTAAGTAACGTTACCTAGGGAAAACATTAGCGCCACCATGATAACCCAAAGATATCCCGAAGCGATGTACATGACTGCTTTTGCAAACCAATAGCCATTGTCACCAAAGTTGCCGTTCTCAAACATCGCCCAAATCAAACGATCAATTAGGACGATAAAGGCGATTCTTGTAAGCGCTCCCACATAGTCAGAGATTCGTTTGGTGACTTCGAACGCTTTCGACGAGTTCGATTCGTCGGAGAACATGCTGTGTAAGTATTTCTTAATCATGGTGGCCCATCCGAGAATCGTGACGCACACTATATTCCGGCCAGAAGCCCCCGGACAGATCAGGAGCGGTTATTGCAGGCGAGCCGCTCCACTTTGCGTGGGCGGTTGTCGTTCGCCGGCTGCTCATTGCCAAGTCGCCCACTAGTGCCGGCCAACCGCCGAAGCTCGGCGACCAGTTCGCTCTTCTCCTCGAAATACCGATGCGGATCTCGATAGGATGGCGCCAGCCTTTCGAGGCGGTCGGCTATGTCGTGAAGGGTGGTAATCACGGTCTTTTCTTTCGGTCTTGCGGTGTGAAGAGAGCGGCCGGATTCCACCGGCCAGCGGTGCTACCACCGCACGGGGGGTATAAGGGGGTGGTGGCGTAGGCCGGTGGAAGGTGGTGGCAGGCCGGTGGTAGCCCGGTGGAAGGGGTCGGTGGAATTATTCCGGACCATAATCCTCCGATGCCAGAATCAGCCGCTTGCGCTTACGCGATGCCGGCCCCTCCATGATGATTTTCACTTCTCCGGCGTCCAGTAGTCGCTGCATGGCCGCGGCTAGCAACTTCTTTGATATGCCGTCCGCATCCGGGTGGTCTGCCATTTTCGCAGGCGCGTAATTGGTTCCTGTCACATCCGAGACGGTCTGGCCGGTTCGGTTGAACAGCGAAAGGAGCTTCGTGAAAACGCCTTCCGCTTTAGCGGCGAGCAACTGCGACCCCATGTGAGGCTTGCCATCGTCGAGGACGAACACGCCTGCCTTCCATCGAAGCTTTATTTCACCACCGACGGTCCCGTAATTCGCCTTCTTCGTCGTGAGGAAACGCAGATCCGGGTCGGCATCCTTGCCTTCAGGACGGGTGAGATAAAGCCGCGAACGCACTGAGTTATTCCACGCAGTTGAGCCCGACGAGCCGGTGCCGGACTGCATGCCAGCCACGGAAGGATGGGTGAGCAGGACCACGGCGCAATCCAGGCCTATTGCGAGTTGCCGAAGCAGGCCGATGAACTGACGAACCTGATTACGCTTGATTTCATCACCACCAAACAAATCCGCCGCGGTGTCGAGCACGACCAGCTTCGGCCTGACGTCGCATAGGAGGTCGACGAGCTTCGCGTAAAGCGGGGTTGGCTGCATGTTCATGCGCATGTCTGGCCTCGCCAGCAGCGCGTCAAGATCCGCCATGGGCAGCAGCCGAAAATCTGAGAGGTCGCGTAGCTCCTTGCCGTGCGCCGTCACAATATCGTCGAGACGCCGGTGGAACTCGTCCGCTTCGTCTTCCGCGCCCAGATAAACCACGCGGCCAGTCGAAGGACGCATTCCCATGGTTTCGACGCCGAGCGCGCCGGCCGCAGCGACCTGCAGCGTAAGCAGCGATTTGCCAACGCCACCATCGCCGGAGACAATGGTCACCTGGCGATTAGGGATCAGGTCTGCTGCGTACCACTCTCGAGCCGGGACAGGCTTGCCGTGCCATTCTGCAGGGCAGATGACGGGCAAGGAGGCCACGTCGGCTGGCTTCGCAGCGGGCACCTGTTGTGGCGCGGGCTTGTTGTCATTCGCTGCGACAGGCACGGCCGCCGGCGGACGGGCGAACAGGTCGGCCGTCAGCTTCGCCATCGACTTTTGAATTTCGGTCGGTTCCCGCGGCGGCGGCCTGTTGCCGAGATCGCGACCGATAATGCTGTCCGCAACGACGCGGTCGATTTCAGGTCCATGGATCTGGAATATGCCGGGGATGCCGGTTTCATCATGAAGCGTCACAATGAAAGTCGAGTCAGGGTCGCACCCGTCAATGTCGCTTACGATGACACAGGTGCGCTTTTGAGCCTGCTCGTCTTGCGGCCATTCGTCATCCGGTAGACTTGAAACGTTCGCAGGCCCGGTGTTTTCCCAGTCAGGATCTCCGGCCGCATTGGCGGGGGCCAATACTACGTCTGCGACGCAGTGGCCGTGGTCGACGAGCCGATCGTAAATGCCGAAAATCAGGGCCTGGCGGCTGTCTGAGGCTGGGGTTTCTCGCGGCTTCGGTATAGCCATGAGTTCGTCTATGTTGGTGTCAAGCTGCGACGCGGTCGTTGTCATAGGCTTGTTCGCCTCCCATTTTGGCCTCGAGGGCCTTCAAGATTTCAGTCGCAAGCGGCGGCGCGAACGTCGCTGAATGCTTGCCGTAGGCGTTCGGTGCGAGGATACGGGAAAAGCCGTTCGGAAGGTGCCGAAGGGCCAGATTGTAAAGCCGCAGGTTCGGCCCGATCTGCGCATCAAATACGCATGCGTCGGCGGGCCGCCACGGCGGGCGGACCTCTAATATCTCGATCATGGTGTTCCTTGATGGGGTTAGGGCGTCAGAGTTACCGGCCATCCGTCGGGGCCGAACTCAACCCGTGGGCCAGTCTTCTCTTCCGGCGGCTCAGCCATCACGGCTTCGATGGCTGTTATGCAAAGTTGCACATCGGCGAGGCGGGAGGCCGTGGTAAACTCATCGTCGTGCTCAAGTTGCTCGACGAACGCACGGCGGCGATCTTTGAAAAGCTCAAGTAGTTCTGTGTAGTCGCTCATGCTGCCACCTTCGCTGTTTCCTGCGAGGCGATCCAAGAAAGAAGAGTTGATTTCCTTGCGAAAAGGTTGGATCCGATCCGGTAGTGGGGGAGGTGACCAGCAGCCACCGCTGTGTAGACCTGCCGAGACTTGAGCTTCAGGAAGGCCGCAATCTCCCCGGCTCCCTCAAGCACATCGTCGGCAAGATGGTTGTCGTTTGCAGATTTTTGCATTTTTTCTCCTTTGCGGGGTTGACACCTTGTAAGTTTACAAGCTAGAAAGATGATTGGGTTGGTGTGTTTATCTTGTTATTTAAGATGCTGTAAACTGACAAAATTGTCAATGTAGTTCAGCCTATTTTGGCGTGTTGCATATATTCCGTTTGTCCACTAGATAGACGGTATGGCAACAGTTCGAAAACGACTCCTCCCCTCCGGCAAGCAAGTTTGGCAAGCGGATTACCGCGACGGCGCAGGCAAGCGGCGATCCAAGCAGTTCACCTTGAAAAAAGAAGCTGACGCCTTTCTAGTCTCCGCGCGCGGCGAGGTGGCCAAGGGCGTTCACGTAGCCGAGTCTGCATCAATTACAGTTGAGGCGGCAGCTAAGGCTTGGATTAAGCGCGCCGAGTCCGAGGGGCTGGAGCGATCTACGATCGCCAGCTACCAGCAGCATGTCGACCTTCATATCGTCCCACGGATTGGCGCAACGAAGCTGTCAAAGATGACGGTGCCAAACGTACACGATTTTGCGGACGAGCTCGGCCAGGATCTTTCCAGGGCGATGGTGAAGAAAGTCCTTGGATCGTTGTCTGGCATATTCACCGAAGCTCTGAGAACCGGTAAGGCCGCTCAAAATCCGGTGGCGGCGGTCAAGATCAAGATATCGAAGCGGGATGCTGCACGAGCAGAGATGCCAACCAAGGCTGAGCTCAGGGCTATCCTCAACGCCACTCCAGAGAAGCACAAACCATTCATATGGACGGCGGCGTTCACCGGCTTGCGCGCATCGGAGCTTCGAGGCCTACCGTGGTCGGATGTCGATCTAGATGGCAAGATCCTGCACGTTCGCCAACGGGCAGACCCATACAATGTAATCGGCAAGCCGAAGTCAGAAGCGGGTACGCGCGACGTGCCGCTCGCGCCTTCAGTCGTTACGATCCTCAAAGAGTGGAAGAAAGCATGCCCGAAAGGTGAGCAGGATCTCGTCTTCCCGAACGGAGCGGGTAATGTCGAAAGCCATGCGAACCTGCTTAACCGTGTGTTCTGGCCTATCCAGATCGCGGCCGGCGTGTCTATTAAGACAGACAAAGTCGACAAAGACGGCCAGCCGGTGATGGATGCCAAGTACAGCCTGCACGCACTGCGACACGCGGCTGCCGCTCTATGGATCGAGCAGAACGCCACGCCGAAGCGAATTCAGATGCTGATGGGGCATTCCAGCATTCAGATGACATATGACACCTACGGGTATTTGTTCGACGCCCGCGAGGACGATCAGGCCGCTATTGCCGCCATCGAGGAACGCCTTCTTGCATCCTAG